GTGTTATGAGATCATTTGATTTAGATGGTGATCCTAGTAATCTTACTGAAGCAGAATATAATGCTTACATAACAGCAAGTGGTGGAGTTGTTGAACCTGTTAAACCTGTTGAACCTGTTAAACCTGCTGATCCTGTAATTTCAAATGTTAACACAACCGATCCATTTGTAACAACTGCTAGACAAAACAAAGATAAAGCGGCTGCAGTAGCAACTGCTGCATTAAAAGATGATTCAAAAGGACAAAAAGAAGCTAAAACAATAGTAGCAAAATCAGAAAATAAAGTTGAGACTCAGAAAAATTTAGATGATGTAAACGAAAAACTTAAAAATATATCAAAAGGTGGTACTGGTGGATTTAATAAAGGCGGCTTAATGAAAAAGAAAAAGAAATAGATTAAACATAATCTATCCGACAATAACTATAAGGCTACTCAGCTACGGCTGACCCCAACATAAAGGAGATGGATATGCCTGAACTACAAGAGGTGGAGACACCAAAAAATGCAGGGTTTGTAAACGCTAACCATAACAATCGTAATCGTAAACGTATTGAAGAGGATCAGAAAGAACTTGAAGAACTACAAGGTAGTGAAGAAGTTATCGAAGAAGAAACGCCCGATACAGAAGATGAAGAAAAGACGTTATCAAGAGAAGAAAAATCTTTTAAAAAAAGGTATGGTGATCTTAGACGTCATATGAGTGAAAAAGAAACTGAGTGGAAAGAACGTCTTGAATTATTAGAGGGACGTATGAATGACTCTTCTATTAGTGTACCTAAATCTGATGAAGACATTGCTCAGTGGGCTGCTAAGTATCCTGATGTTGCTAGTATAGTAGAAAGTATTGCTACTAAAAAAGCAGAAGAAATGTTTAATAAAGCTGACAAACGATTGAAAAAAATTGATGAAGCACACTATGAGAATAAAAGGATGGAGTCAGAAGCAGTAATTAAAGAAAGTCATTCTGACTTTGATGAGTTAAGGAATGCTGATGTGTTTCATGATTGGGCAGATGAACAACCTAAGTGGGTTCAAGATGCTCTATATGAAAACTCTGAAGACCCAGCTTCAGTAGTTCGTGTTATTGATTTATATAAATCTGATAAAGGCATGACTACTTCAGCTAAGAAAGTTAAATCAAAAGAAGCAGCATCTGTTGTTAATAAGAGAGGCAAGACTTCTATTGATACTAATGAGTCGGATAATTCAATTAAAGAGTCTGATGTTGCTAAAATGTCTGACAAAGTTTTTGAAAAGAATCAAGATAAAATTACTGAGTCTATGCGATCTGGTAAATTTATTTACGATATTTCGGGTACAGCCCGATAATAGCTATTGACAAAAGTTAAATAGTCAATATAACTAAGGGATAGTATTAAAGAGCCTCTTAACAGACTACCTCTCTTACTATCCCTTTTCCAAGAAGTCTAAACAAACTAATAAGAACTACCTGAGTAAGTACAGGCCCAAATTTATATCGGTTGGCCGACTGATATTAACTTGCACCCTAGAAAAGTTCAGCCTCTTGAGTAAAATGTTTAGCTTAAACTAAGCCAAACAATATCAATAGGAGGATTTACTATGGCTTTTACAACCGCAACAGGTTACGGCAATTTACCAAATGGTAATTTTAGTCCCGTAATCTATTCCAAAAAAGTACAACTTGCTTTCCGCAAAAGTACTATTGTTGGAGATATAACAAACTCTGATTATTTCGGAGAAATTACTGCTGCTGGTGATACGGTACGAATTATCAAAGAACCAGAAATTTCTGTCTCGGAATACAGCCGTGGCGCAAATGTCACAGCTCAAGATTTACAGGACGAAGACTTCACGTTAGTCATTGATAAAGCTAACTATTTTGCTTTTAAGATGGATGATATTGAAGAGGCGCATTCGCATGTGAACTTCATGGATCTTGCTACTAATCGTGCTGCATATCGTTTAGCTGACAATCATGATCAAGAAGTTCTTGCTTATATGTCAGGTTACAAGCAGACTACTTTGCATAGCAAAGGTGATACTCTTAACACTACAGTCAATGGCTCTAAAGCTGTTTCAACTGCAGGGTCAAATGAGCTACTATCTTCTATGCAGCTTCACAAAGGTGACTTTGGGAATGTTACTACTGCCTCTGCTGGCACTCACTCAATTCCTGTGACTGCACGTATGCCGGGAGCTACTTCGCTTCCAACTGCAACTGTTTCTCCTGCAATGATTGTTGCTCGTATGAAACGTTTGCTTGACCAACAGCAAGTTGACTCACAAGGTCGCTGGCTAGTGGTCGATCCAGTATTTATGGAAATCCTCGCTGATGAAGATTCACGCTTCATGAACGCAGACTTCGGTGATTCTGGTGGGTTGCGTAACGGTTTGACCGTAAGTAACTTTCATGGCTTCCGTGTATACTCTTCGTCTAACTTACCTGCTTTAGGTACTGGACCGGGAACTGCTGGAACCGCAAACCAATTGACTAATCTAGGAGTAATTATGGCTGGACACGATTCTGCTATAGCTACTGCAGAACAGATCAATAAGACAGAATCATATCGTGACCCTGACAGCTTTGCTGACATTGTTCGTGGTATGCACTTATACGGTAGGAAGATTCTTCGTCCAGAAGCAATCGTAACTGCTCGTTATAACGCAGCATAGGGAGGATATAAACTATGGCTACTTTTGACATGACTTCCATTGATACCGCTGGTGTAGGAGCAAACGTTCTTGCTATTCCTACAGTTGTTGGTAACAATGTTCGCACTATTGAAGCAATCTTAGATATTGATGCTATGATTACTGCAGGTGCTACTATTGCTAATGGTGACATTTTCCAACTGTTAGAAATTCCTGCTGAATCAGTAATTGTTGCTGCTGGTGCAGAAATTATGAAGTCCTTTACTGCAAGTTGTACTTGTAATATTGACTTCGGTGCTGGAGATGACATCGTTGACGGTGCTGCTTTGGATGCTGCTGCTGGTACATACCTTGTAAAAGGTAGTAATGGCGAAGCTAACATCGTAAACACTGGTGCTGCATCTACTTTTGCTGCTGAAGCACTTGCTGTTGTTGGTGCTGCAGATACCATTGATGTTGTTATCGCTGGTGCTGCCGCTGCAACTGGACGCTTACGTGTCTATGCAGTAGTTGCAGATATTTCTGCTGCTCACACTGAAGCTGGTGAAGCCCAGCGTGACTTGCTGTAATACTACACTAAACTTTGGGGCTGGCATAACGCTGGCCCCATTGCTGCATTTCAAGGAAACATAATGGCACTTACATTTCTTACATTAGCAAACGATGTTATTACACGTATGAATGAGGTATCGCTTACTGCTTCTAATTTCGCAGATGCTAGGGGCGTTCAGATACAATGTAAAAATGCCGTTAATGAAGCTATAAGACACATTAATCAAAAAGAATTTGGTTATCCATTTAACCATGCAAGTAATAATTCTGTATTAGTTCCCGGTACTTCAAGGTATACTGTTCCTGCTAGTACAAAACATATTGATTACAATACAGCTAGAATAAAAAGAAACACTGATCTTAGTACATCAGGTGGAAACCTTGCAAAATTAGATTATAATGAATACATAAATAAAGAGTTTGCCAACCAAGAAGATGAAGTAGATTCGACTACACTTAACGGTAATCTAACGGACAGCGCAACTACAATTACTGTAGTAAGTACTACAGGCTTCCCAACTACGGGAGTTCTTTTTATATTAGGTGAACAAGTAATATATGCAGGACTTACATCTACTACCTTTACTGGATGTACTAGAGCTTCTAATTCTACTACAGCCGCTGCACATGCATCAGGCGTACAGGTAGCTTCTTTTACTAATGGTGGAGTACCTCAGTTTATAGTACGTACACTAGATAATAATTATTTACTTTACCCTTTACCAGATAAACAATACACACTAGCATTTGACTTCTTTACATTTCCAGATGATTTAACTGCACAAGGAGACGTAACTACAATACCAGATAGATTTCTTCCTGTGATTGTAGACGGTGCTACAGCATTTGTGTATCAGTATCGTGGTGAGATGCAACAGTATCAATTAAACTTTGATAGGTTTGAGGATGGTATTAAAAATATGCAGAGTTTACTTATAAATAAATATGAGTATGTTAGGTCAACTATGATAAGTAGGCCAAGTAGATATAATGTTGGAATTACTTTTTAATGCCAGATATTTCGCAGGTACAACCAGCCGCATTTAACTGTGAAGGTGGACTAGTATTAAACCGTTCTAGTTTCTTAATGAAACCGGGAGAGGCTTTAGTACTAGAAAACTTTGAACCTGACGTTGAAGGTGGCTACAGGAGAATGAATGGCTTTCGTAAGTTTGTCAATCAAATAGTACCTCAAACATCTAGTGCTTCTGAAAAAATTATTGGTGTAGCTAACTTTGCAAATAAAGTAGTAGCCTGTAGGGGCGAAAAAATATTTAACGCTGGTTCTACTGAGTTAAGTGTTGCTATACCTTTAAATCAAAGTATGACAGGCTCTGGTACAATTCAAGTTATTTCTGTAGCTGGGTTTACCGCTAGTGGAACCTTGCAAATTAATGATGAAATATTTACGTATACAGGAATTAGCTCTGCTGTAAGGCCCAATGAACTTACGGGCGTAACTAGGGCAACGTCTGCTACAAACGCTGCGCTTCATTTTGGTGGCGTAACAGTTTCTAGCACATGGACACAGATTGATACGGGTAGAACAAACGCAGTTAAATACAGGTTTGAAAGATTTAATTATAACGGAACAGATAAGATTTTATTTGTAGATGAAACTAATGCACCTGTAGTATTTGATAGTTCTTTTAATGCGGTAGATATTAGTAATGCTGCAGTTGCGGGTTCTAAGTTTATAGCTTCTTTTAAAGACCATATGTTTTTTGCAGGTAAGTCTACTACTCCGCAAGAACTAGTGTTTAGTGAAGGTTTTAATGAAGATGGCTTTAGTGCCAATGCAGCACAACCTTCAGGAAGTATAAAAGTAGACGATACTATTACCGGGCTTAAAGTATTTCGGGACAGTTTATTTATATTTTGTGAAAATAGAATATTTAAACTTACAGGTGTTAGCTCTACTACCTTTGCTATTACGCCAGTTACTAGACGTATTGGTTGTATTAATGGAGATACTATACAGGAATTTGCAGGTGACTTAGTGTTCCTTGGTCCTGACGGTTTAAGAACAGTAGCTGCTACTTCAAAGATTGGTGATACAGAGCTTGGTACAATTAGTAAAAACGTACAGTCTATATTCGATGCAAACATTAAAGACTCAGCAAGATTTGAAAGTGTAGTTATAACTGACAAGACACAGTATAGAATATTTTTTACTAAAGACGGTCAGGCAGAAGCTATTACAAGAGGTATTACTTGTGTTATGAAAGCAGATGGTTTTGAGTTTTCTGAGATACGGGGAATAAAACCTACTGCTACAGATACTCTTGTAAATGCAGGAGATGTAATTGTACTACATGGCGATGAAAGTGGGTTCATACAACGCCAAGAAAAAGGTAACACCTTTGATGGTACTGCGGTACTAGGAAAGTACAGAAGCTCTGACTTGTCATTTGGTGATACTGGTATTCGTAAACACATGCAAAGAGTTATTGTTAACTACAAGCCTGAGTCGGCTATTGCCGCTGAGTTATTAGTAAGATACGACAATGAAAACTCTGACTCTACTAGACCTAACCCATATACATTAGACTCGTCTGAAGTAGCTGCACAGTTTGGTACTGCTGTATTTAGTACTGCAGGTGGTGCAGTTAGGTTTGTTTTTGGTGGACCTTCACAACCTCTTATAAGACAACCAGTAGAAGGTTCGGGTTTTTCTGTTGTATTAAGAATAAACGATAGTGGGGAATCTGCCCCTTATTCACTTAAAGGTTTTCAGTTAGAGTATACATTAGGAGCAAGACGTTAAATGGGTGCTACATACACAAGACAATCAAATTTTACTGATGGCGATGTCATTACAGCAGACTTGTTTAACAATGAGTTTGATCAGCTTCTAGCTACTCTAGCTTCTAGT